TTATCGTAAAGATTGCATGTATAACCAAACTTTTCCTGCTGGTGCATCTTCATCTGCAAAGAAGAATTTATATGCAGCACTCAAAATTTGTTCGTCGGACATCATCGTAGACATGTCTGAATAGAAAACATTGAAAGCAACATATTTATCATACTTCGTTGTACCTGATGGGAATGATAAAGACTTAGATGCTTCTTCAACCTGGTCTAATGTCCAGTAAGCTCCAGTCTTCTTTTCTCCTTTCCGGTTTGTCCAAGTAAGCATAGATATGTCCCACATAGCAAATTCCTGATTGTAATGTGGTCCACACAATACTGTATGCACACGGCGCATAAACTTCCAAAAGCATTCTTTGGAGATTGGTTCTTTCTGTGCCTTGTCAATCATACCGGACGCATCTTCAATAACTTCCATAAGCTTAGCTTCCGGAACTGATCCGGAAGCTTTTGCACCTTTTACTACATCATATAACGTATAGTTCATAGTAGTATTTTTTATGCCTCAGTGATGGCGATGGTTGTTTGAATAGAAATCTTGTTAGTCAAAGAGCAGCAGTCTTCTACAGGAACCGCATCTGCAATTGCTGTAGCAGCAGCTACAGTAGCAGTAGGAACAGCTGTCGAATTGAATGCCGGAAGATTTACAACTACAGAAAAAGGCTCTGATTTCGGGCATACACAACTACATCCTTGCACATAAGGCTTGTATGTTACTTGCCCTGTTACAGTTACAGGAATTGAGTAGTTGTTATTCCCTAAATTAACAGCTGAACCAACGGAAAAAGACACCTGTGAAGTAATTGGATAACTACTGTTCAGACAAACTTTTCTGTTTCCGCAAAGCAGATAATCAAGGTCTAACTGATACGTCTGTTGCGTTGTTGATGGCGTAGCGGATACTACAATTGGCAATACGCTCTTCACGTAAGCATTTCCGTTAAAACATTTTCTCATAATTTTTTGTGTTTATGTTGTTTTACTTTCCGGGACATTATCTACACCGCCCGGTTTCGGTGCTTCATTAGTTATGTTGGGCTGAATAAGAGTTTGAGGTGAAAGCATATTTACCAATGTCTGGATTATTGCATCTAACTTCTTATTTTGTTCAGCTAAAATCTTTTGATTATTCAGAGATGTCTGCAAAGCACAATAGATATGGTTTTCCATACGGCAAGTAGAGCAATTCATATCACATCCCTGTTTTGCAGATTGAGAGGATGCAGCATTAGTTTGTTCCATCTTTTATTTCTTGTTTAAAAAGTTTATAATACCCATTTTTACCAATCCATTTTCTTTCCATTTAGGCATTGCTTCCGCTACTTTACGAGCTGTTACTGCTCTTCCTTCAAGACGATTATCTTCTATGAATTGATGAATTGCTTTTTGGCAAGAATCAACTTCATCCTGGGACTCTGCATAAATATATATTTGCATTAAGAATGGTTTCATATTAATTAAGTATTAGGTAATGGTGGAATATTAGCGGCTTCTGAAGCTGCTACACTGGTCGCTGCTGCTACAGTTTTGCCTCTAAATGCTTGTATGGTATTATATACATTAACGATATCATTCTGATGTTCCTGAATCCATCCTATAATATCTTGTGCTCCATCTTTAATTTGTTGGAATGTAGAAGGTGGAACAGGAGTTACGTCAGGCAATTGCATATCAGAAGCTATATAATCATAAAGTTCTTTTGCGCGATTTACGTCGCCATCAGACGCTTGTAAACAAGACAACTTAAGAGCTAATTTACTGCTTACATTAAGCTTCTGTAAATCGGACATGTCAATCTTTTTTTTAAAAGGAAATTTAAACATACTTTTCTTGTAAAGAAGGCCTCTCATTTAAGAGAGACCTTCATTAATGCATTAGTTATTGCAAGAACATCCGCACGGGTTGTAAGGCTGTGCCGGAGTGTAAAGAGCAACAGGTTGAGGACATACCTGACCATTACGAGAAGCGGCAGATCCTGAAACAAGAGCGAGCAAGGCTTCCAATGTTGCGTTAGAAGATGCCGATGCTCCAGCTGTAGCTCCTGCTGTTGCACCACCAGTAGCAACATCTACAATTGTTTTTGTACCGGAAAGATTAATAGAATGCTGACGTTCTGTTTCGGCCATTTGGAAACTTGCCAAGCGATCAATATCACGCTGGTTACTCAATGCTATAGCTGCTGCTTTATCTGCATTGGCTTTACCAAGCCAAGCAACCAATGGCAAACCAATAATTGCAATACCTGCTGCACCTGCTGCCAGTGCAATACCTGTAGCTCTCTGACCACTGTGACCTCTGTGTGAATAAGACTGAATTGCTAACAATTCTTCTGCTGTCATAATACTTTGTGTTAATGTTGTATCCAGCACTATTGCTGAACACGACAAAATTACAACTATTATACCAGCTCAAAAATTAGTTACTGCTTATCTTCTTGCGAATACTTGATAAATAAATTGGAAGTATCTTGTTAGATTTTATACGATTATTGTAATCGCGAATCAAATTATGTACAGTAGAAGGTGTTTTGTGAATAAATTGCGCTATTTGTGAAGGATAAAATCCGTTTTCATGCATAAGATTAACAAGTATAGATCGAGCATCTACCACTTCTGTTTTTCTGGATTCAGATAATATTTTATCTTCAGATATCTCTGTTTCTGATTCTATTGCCTTAATCAGAGATTTATATATATCAGTCTTAGACATAAAGCACTATTATACAAGTTGTTTACAGGACAAATATAATAAATTTTAAAATTAAATTAAAGAAAAAAGGAGAGATATTCGTCCCGCTGAACAGAAATCCCTCCTAGCTAATGATAACATATTATGTTGTCAGCGCAAATATAAGAATAAACTTCTATTTTATTGCATATTATATATATTTTTCGTATATTTAGGAAGCTAATGATAAATACTATGTTATATGCAATGAATCTTCCATTTGAAGTATCAGATACTTCTATGGAATATAACGAACTTTCATTTGGAAGTTTGTTGAAAAACCCCTTTCAAAAATTAAGTATTGATCTGTCATCTTCCACTTTATTGGAAAGTATTGATGTCTTAATTCAGGTAAAAAGAAATATTTCTCCTGAATACGGAAAACATTATTCATGTTTAAAACACCATTTAAAAAGTATTGAAAAGCATTTTACGTGTAAGATCATGCCGCATCATGTAACTGATGTATTTTGGTGTAATTTTATTCCTTACTTGATTAAGCAAGGGCTTTCCCTATCTACTATTAAGACTGTATGTTCTCAATTAAAAACAGCGGTTCAATGGGCAGGAAAGCACCATGCGAGAATATCTGATACATACGATATGGTTAAAATTCCTCCCTATTGTCATCAACAGATAGCACTTACTTTAGATGAAGTCAGCCATATATACCATTTTGACATACTATCAATCAACAGAAGATGTCAGTACATAAAACACATAGAAAAAGTAAAAGATATGTTTGTTTTATCATGTAACCTGGGGCAAAGGTTTAGTGACATGATCCGGATAGACAAGTCCTGCTTTGATAGAAACATTTTTTCTATACTTCAGCAAAAGACTGGTACATCTGTACGGGTAGACATTGAAAGGATGTCTCTTGATCGTAATACCACGTATGAAATATTGGAAAAGTATAATTACAAATCACCACTTTCTACCGACATTTCTTGCTACGACAGATATCTTAAACAATTACTGATGTATATCGGAAGAGGTTTCAACGCCAATATTAAAAGAGAAACAAAGATTAATGGTCATGTTAAAGTAGATTATTTCCCAAAATGGAAACTGATTGGATCTCATACAGCAAGAAGAACATTTATTACAAACAATGTTATAAGGGGATATAATTCAATGGAAATAATGCGTGCTAGTGGGCATAAGTCATACAGCAGCTTCGAAAAATATCTTTGTTACTTTAATGATTGAAATAAGAAAGGGAGGTTATTAGCCTCCCTTTCTTATTATTTAAGCGCTTTTTCCCTTTGAGATTTTGTCTTTTCAGCAGCGCTTTGTACGGCCTCAGAAGAAGCACGTTTCAATTCATCAATTTTCAGCTTGTATGCTTTGTCAAATTTCTTATCCGCCTCCTTAAATAATTCAACAAACCTGTTTTCTTGCTTCTGCGGAATTACTTTGGCTGGTTGTGCTGATTTTATACAAACCAGCACAATTACTATTGTATCTGCTACCATAACTTACCGGGTTATTCTACAAATTTCAAATCTTCCAACATTCTGCTTAATTTATAAGAAACAATCTTATAACCTATCTCATTTAGATGTGCTCCGTCACCACGTAGAGACGTTGGAATATAGCCGTTAATCCTATCCTCAGTATCTTGTTCTGTTTCTTCAGATAATAATCCTAATTTAATTCCATCAGATATCCCAAATCTTGACAAATAGTCCCTTAAAAGAAAAGCATTACTACCATACTCATAAACTAATGCCATTTCTTCCTCCTTTATCGTATCAATAGTAGTCCATAAGCCATCACAAAGTCTTGATACAAAAAGATAATGTGGAGTATTAAACATTTTTCTAGTTTGCTCATGATATTTAATATAATCCTGTGTATCTTCATATCCCTTATTATACCCTAACATTGTAATGAGTATATTCCCTCGATATTGTATATTATTAGGAGTTATAACGTCTGTATTCAATACATTGCTACTTTCTCCTGCTTCGGCACGAGTAAAGTAAAATTTACTTCCATCCATTACAATGGTGCCTTTTATGCCATTTACTATTACAGGATTAAGTTTAGGTAAAGATGTTCCTTGTTGATTTGAAAAAACAAAATCCGTTTTATTAGTAACAAAACCTCCAGTTATTTCAACTCTTGATAAATCTGAAGGTATCAAAAATCCGTTTTTTGCAAAAAATGGATATATAGCACCTCTTGCTACTATTGCCTGCATATTCTCTGCCCCTACTCCTGACCATATTATTTTAGCATCAATTAATTTATCTAACTTATAATCACCTACAATGCTATCCATTTCAAGCCGTTGTACACTTGAGCTTCCTAAAAAATAAATCGTTTTCTTAATTGAGCCTTTGTAACTAAACGATATTTGAGGCTTATCCTCTTTTTGGGTACTATATCGCAAGTATAAACATCCTTCCGGCAAATCTGGTTGATATTCATCAACAATTTTACCAGCATCTCCGTTATATGTTCCTATTAGTTTATCCTCTGCGTTAAAAAAGGCTATCGCACAATAAGTGTTTGTATCCCCTGGTGTTCTTAATTTATTCAAAATAATTCCGGGAAACACTATAATAGGATCTGATACATTTAATCTTGAAGAACCCAGATTCCCGCTTTTCATAAGAATAGAATTAGGGGTATATGGTATTTCTATCCCACTTAACACTGCTGGAGATACATATTTTAAGGATGGACGAAAATCTTTAATATGCTCATCTAGATTAACAGTATTATAATACACTTTTCCATTAATGCTGTATTTATCGACATTACATATAAATTTATTATCAACTGTTCTTATGATACCTAAAATATACCATCCAGAATTAATTTTTTCATTTATCTCTTCACTTTCTGTGCCTACATATATACCATTGTCAGACACATCCTCCGAAGGATTTATCAATATTAAGGCATTTACTGGAATATTATCATTGTAAATGGCAGAAAAATTGATATTTGCATTTGCCATTGCTTGTCCACCTGCTATCAATAATTTACCATTTGGCGACAATGCTCTTATATCAGTGTATGCAAGATTTTTTATTGAAAAGTCTATACTTATATTACCACTTGTTACTATTAAAGTTTTATCAGCATATTTTCTTATTTTTGAACCATTAACTGGCATCCACTTAGTTAAATCTGTCCATCCTCCACCTTGATATTCCCAACATTCAAATTGCATCTCTTGATTTATAAACGAACACCTAACGCCAGTCCTACGGTATTGCTCTTCGATTTTAGATATAGCATTTTCTAGTGTATATTTATTTGATTCTTCCAAGCCTTCTGTTGGGAATAAAACAGATACATTATATTCCCTTACTTTTTTGTCTAGTTCGGTAAGTTTGTCATCCTGTTCTTTCTGGGATGCTTCAAAATCATCTTTTGTAACATAGTCCTGAAGATCTACACTGCTGGTTTCAGGAGCCTTGGCCGTGTTATGCCATGATCCATCTGTCAACACATCGTAGACATTACCAGGATACGGCTCTCCGACAAATGCGATATCGCCTCTCTTGGGGCTGGGGAATTTATTTTTCAGGTTTGTCTCATTGGTAAAGTACCCTTTAAATCTCGTTGTGGAATTTTTGAGTTTCTCCATTTCAACATCCATATTCTGGAAATTGGTATTGATAGTATTGGACGCATCGCCCCAATTGCTATCAGCTTTGATCTGTGATAAATTTGACATAGCCTTAACTTTTAATTACTGTTTAACTTTGACAAAACCGTTCTGGTCTACATACATAGATCCGGCGCTGGTTTCTTCGTTCTTGTTCCAGCTGGAACTTGATATGTCAATGTATTTTTTACCTTCACTATTCGTAAGAACCGACATATTGAGTATGTCTTCTCTGCCATTGCTGAATGTCAGTCTGTCCGGCCCGATAAATCCGCTGTAACCGTCAATAAGGTTAGAAAACGAGATCAGTCTTCCTGATACCGACGCCGTATAAAACGGGGTATCTCCTTCATATTCTACAATGTTCAGTCCGGCAAAGATCCTTCCGTTATCCATTTCGCTGAATGAAAGATTAAGACACAGCTTGTCATCATTGTTATACATCTTCAGTGATGAGTCTGAAGGATCGATAACGATTCGGTTGCCGTTAATCCTTGTTTCCACACGTCCACGGAATATACCACCCAGCGCATAGATATACCCTCTCAGGAATATGTCACCGCCGTGCGTAGCCACAAACTTTGCCATCGACTTCCATTCATCATCGGTGGGATCTTCTCCGTTGAGTATCTTCTGGACTGTGGCAATTGCTTCCTGGTATGTACCGCCCGACCATACGGCAATATCAGTATCATCGTTGTAAATACCGCTGATCCCGGCATTTACTTTATCCATCTTACCGTCCGTCCATTTGCCGAGCTGGATCATGGTTGAAAGAATAAGGCCACCGATTATCTCTGTGCTGCCCTTCATCGCGTCTTGCAGATACCAGTAGTTTTTAAACATATCGGCAACCTCGTTCCGATCCTTTCGTGAAGGACACCAGTCTGTTGCTACTGTTCCTCTTTCCAGTTTGATCTCACAGATAGTTGCATTTCCCGAAATTACAAACAGATTTCCACCGGTAAACTCCATTTTGTGATGATATGTCTGGTAGTCCGATGTCAGGGCATCAGTGAATGTACTGCTGCCGACGCTGACTGTCACCGATGATCCTTTGGCCTTGTAGGATATAACATACTTCTCTCCATTAATAAGATTGACTAACTGATTCAGACTTCCTATTACGCAGGCGAACCCACTGGCTGAATTGGAATCTTCCATGATGGTACCGGTTCCTCCCCAGTTTTCAAATCTGTTGGAGTATAGATATGTCTTTCCTGACAATGATGTACCGGATGACAGATCCCTGTAATCGTAGTTTCCTGTAAATCCTGTATTCAGCAACAGGTTTTCTGCACCGACTGATATGTTGGCCACAATTTTATCGGCATACTCTTTGGCGGCTTCTGCTATCGCAATAAGTAAGTTTTCCCGACTTGTGTAAAAAGTGTTTTGAGACGTTTTAAACGTGTTTCTTATCGGAATATTTTCAGGACTATCTGTTGAATGATATTCCAGTTCCGCCTTGTATGCAGTCCATGCAGAAGTATATGCAGCCGTATCAATGCCATATTTCTTAGCATTTTCAACGTTGGTCTGATATTCGCTCTGCAGGTTGGCCAGTTCCTGCTTTAATGCGACCTTTTCTGTCGGAGAAATTACACTGTCCTTTGCCCATTCCTCCAGGCGGTTGTTGGCTTCGGATGCTTCCTTCGCCGCGCTGGCTGCATCTTCTCTGGCAGAATCAGCTGTATTTTGTGCGTTCTGTGCAGCAGTAACAGCATCACCGATAGCACCATCAAGTCCTTCGAGATTTTTCCATCCTTTACCGCCGGTTATCTCAACTTCTCCCTTAACATGTACGCCTTTCCCTGAGACAAAATCAAAGTAGGTAGACCTATCCTTTTCACCGATAAACTTATCGCCGTAGGTAACACTTTTAAAGCGCCCGGTTGTCTGGTCGTAATAGTCTGCATTGATCAGTTTATCTTCCAGGGAATAATTGTCAATACCCTGATAATACTTGATCGACGGAGCATCTGTCCCGAATGCAGATATAATAATCGCAGACTGTCTGGTCTTGTCTGTCCGATGTCCGAGGCCGACAATTTCATCACCGGGCTGCGGAATGGTAGATCCGGAATCGCAGTCAGTTTTACTCAGGTCTATATAATCTTTTCCGACTTCCGTCACCAGACGCCAGTAGTAAGCCTGATCGGTAAGATTGAATGTCTGCCGTCTGGCCTGAGCACCTACGGTAAACTGGTTGTTGACCGTTCTGTCACCGTCTGATGCTTCAAAATAACATCGGTAGGACGTTTCCTGCTCTTCCACACGGGATACCTTCATTCCCGAAGGCGTGACAATAAATGCACCTCCCACATATTTCATCTCCTGCACCAGCAGTTCGATAAACAGGGCAATTTTACGGATGGTCAGATAATCAAATTCTGCACGGCTGTTTCCATCCTCATCAATCTGTACGGCTCCGCCTGTTCCAAGAAGTCCGGATGTAAAGTTTCCGAACTGGGCACCGGCAAGCATTGTCAGAAGATACCGTGTTGAATCTGCCTTGTCTTTTCTCAGGAACATTCCTATTGATTTCAGGGCAGAAAGTACATTGTAATCAGACGGAGTCTTGTTGTCCGTTGTCTTGATGATATCAATCAAAGCCTGCTCTTCCTGTCGCGATAGAACGTACTGGAGATTGTTCAGCTGGTTGTCAACTGATGTCTTCCATCCGGTGCCGACCTGATCCGAACAGGTAATGGTTCCCTGGCACAGATCATTCAATTTACGCACAACCTTGATGATACGGGTATCCTTGTATCCGCCGGTGTTTGCAAAATACTGTTCTGACAATAAGCGCACATTCCATCCCAGTTTTAGGGGTGTGCTGTTTTTCTCGACAAAATTCCGGTCGGTGGTTCCGGTGTATTTATTCGGATCGAAGCTGTAGGTTGCCAGATAATCATCCACTGCCTGCTTGTATTCCTGTTCTGCTGCGGTAATGTATTCCTGCGGCAGGGAAAAGTTCCATGGAATATACTGATCGCCCGGTTTCGGAACAATGGCACCGCCGGGAATCTGAGTCGTATCATCCGGATAAACATTGATGATTTCCCATTCCCTGGTATCCTCATGCCACGCTGCCTGGAAGGATCCGTCAGTTCCGCGCCCCGCCAGTTCTCCTGTCTGGAACTCTAGCATGTAATCCAGATCCGGAATCTTGTAGTCATTCGGATTCCAGTTCATTCCTTCATCCTTGATGTTGTACACCGTGTATTTGCGCCCGTCTTCATTCTCCAGTTCTTCCGTACGGACAGAAGAAACGGTTCCGATATATTTGGGGTAAATTTGGGAAAACGCAGATTCTTCCGTTTCTTCCTTCACTCCGTACAGATCAACGTTCTTGTCCACATAGGGAGAACGGTCAGGAAGCTGAAGACGTGAATATCCGTATTTGCTGGCGTCAATATTACGGGTACTTCCAAGCGGAAACAGACGGGTAAAGAACTTTATCTCTCCATTGTCTTCAGGAGCCAGATTGGTCAGCCCCTGCATATATCCCAGCTCGACAATTTCTCCGCGGGATGCCTTGCAAAGATTGATCACATACCCGTCTGCCCACATCTCAGTATCAAAGGTGGCGGCGATGCCATTACTACCAAAAGCTGCGTCCCAGCACTTGGCCTTCTGATATGTTATGCTCTTGTTCTCTGACGTGATAACAGTACCGATACTCCACAGTTCCGATCCTGCTGTGCGGTTCATGTTGTCTATCCATAACTGAAGATGTTCGCGCGGACTTCCGTCGAAGGTGAATTCAGATGTCGTTCCTCCTTCCATGAAAAGCATCAGTGTGTCTTCCGCATCGTGTATGGGTGCATAGAACTTCACATTGTACTCATACGTCTGTGTATTCTTCTGTTTCGGACGATATCCTGATTTTATCTTATACCGTACACCTTCAATCTCGATGTAGCAGTCCACATCAAGCATGACAAACTGAGTGTGCGTGAATGACACGGATACACTGCATTCCCCTCCGATCTCTTCCGAGAGAGAAGAAGAACTGTTGGGACTTGCCGTCAGTATCAGGTTTCCGGATTTATTGTATATTTTAAGTTCCATTTAAACGAAATTTAAAGCAGGTTTGAATTCAAGGAATTTGATTGAAAAGAGAACTGCATAAAGACGTTTGTCCAGGCTGTTATACCATTCAGGATCGGAAGGCATATCCTGATAAATCATGTTGTAAGTCCGGAATCCTGCGATCTGGAATTCCAGTTGTCCGCTAACCATCAGTTGCTGGAATTGCTGGTATTGCGACAGCCGGGCTTCTTCTGTGTCTGCTGTCAGCCAGAACTGCAATGTCCTTGCAATACTGCTGAGCCGGATATCGGGATTTTCCGGAAGTTCTACACCGGTTCTTTCCCTGAAGTCTACGGTCGTAATGTCTTTGGCCGCCGACATTTTCATCAGCTGACCGGAATTGACGGTCCCTGCGGGTTCTGTTTCCCCCAGAAAAACGCCATATTCGGTGTAGGCGTCATGCCCGTTAATTAGCAATAATCCTTTCAGGTAGTCCATATCATCATTTAACTGTTATACCGTTTAATCTCATGTCGTCCATAATCTCATATATCTGTACCAGATAGGCCGTATGGCTGGCGATGGTTGCAAGAGTTTCACTGTCCATCCGCTGGCTTTCCCTGATTTCCTGCACATGCTTGTCCATATTGGCCAGATGCGTCTGCATATTCCGGCCTATTCCTTCGAAGGTGGATATGCTGTCCTGACTCATGGTCGTAAGCGCTCCGCTTCCCGGACTCTGCTGCGATGATCCGGAACTGGTCCATCCGAATGCGTCTGCCATCTCTTCGCGCTGTTTCATCAGATCCTGTACGATCTGCTGATACTCCTGTCTGAGATCTTCCGCTTCCTTTTCCGTGATGGAATTATCTGACTTGGCTGCTTCTGCCCATCTGTTGTACAGTTCCTGGATCCTTTCCTTGTATTCCGAAGATACCAGACCGGCAAGAATGGACTTCCGCAGCTGGGTTTCAAAATCGTCACACATATCCTGCCAGGAATTGGACATATCGGCAAGTCCGTCAATGAAATCATTATAGAATGATTCGCCGGTTACTCCGGTCAGAGCTTCATTCAGCATGTCGGTAATTTCCTGCGTCTCATCTTTCGCATCTGCGATCTGTTCAAGATACTGACGGATATTTTCATCGATCTGTCCCCAGACTTCCGGAAGCTTGCTCATAATCTCGTACAGCTGCTGGCCTGACAAAGAATATAGATCTTCTACCGAATCGATGTTCTGCTCAAGCAGTGAACTTACTTCGCGGAATCCGTCCGCTCCGATGGCTTTATTCGAGCGGTAGGCATAAGAATGTTTGAACAGTCCGCTTCCTGCGCGTCCGGCTGATTCCGCCAGTTTCCGGTAGTTTTCCATCTGCTTGTTCAGGGAATCAAGAGCGCTGCTTGCCGCTGTAATACTGGCAAATCCTCCGCCGAATGATATACCTTCTTTCTCGGAAGAAATGATTTTGTCATAAGTCTCGTTGATTGCTTCAAGAGTATTTTTCAGCGCCTCATACTGGGCAGTGCTGTTACTTCCTATTCCGAATAGACTGCCGATCGTCTGGCCAAGTCCTTTCAGCGTGCCGGTTATTCCGGTCAGCAGTGAAAACGGTTTTGTCAGATCTATTTCAGCAAGAGATCCCATGACTGTACCCATTCCCTGAAGCACACCGGACACAGCTTCGGGAACTTCTACCCCCAAGCTTGTCAGCATATCGACAATGTCATTTCCGGCATTGACAACAGCCTGTCCTTTCTGGCCGATGGAATTGACCGAATCAGTCAAGGTCTTCTGCGCCTTGTAGCGTTTATCCTGTGCCTGTCTGAGCATTTCTTCAGCTTCAGCCTGCGTGATCAGTTTACGGGTAAGGGTTCCGGTAGCATCATCGTATTCTTCGACGATCACGCTTCCTCCCATCTGTGCCTGATTCAGCAAGTTCTGTGCGGATCTTACTTCGTCCATGGCAGAAAGGTAATCCTTATATCCTGCCTGAAGTGTCTCGAACGGAGATCTGTCAGCCATCTGTGACTCTATATCCTGAAGGGCATCCATCACTTCCTTGTAGGACTCCGGACTGATCTCATCACCGATACCGGAAAGGTACTGTTTGAGTTTGTCCCTGAGACTTGACAGGGTTTCTGTGGAAATGCGGTCAAGGTCGCCGAATATCTTTTCCCAGTCAATCGTACCTTTAAACTGATCAAAATCCAGTTGCCGGATAGCAGAGTCTCTTTTCTCCGCAAGTGATTTCCGTTCGCCTTCCGTCTCAGCTGCGGCTATTTTCAGCACATAGTCCTGAGCGATGGCCAGACGTTTTTCCTGATAATTTCCATACTCCTTGTAGTAATCGATCAGTTTCTGGCGCGCACTGTCATAATACTCCTGGTCTATATCCTGAATCTTCTTGTTGTACACCTGTTCCGCGAGTGCTCTCTGTTCGGCTGATTTCTGGCTGAGTTCATCGTACTGTGATTGCGGTATGTTGTCACCCTGTTTACGGGCCTGATCCATCTTTTCCCTGGTCTCCCGTTCCGCCCTGTCAATTTCAGCCAGAGTCTCATCCAGCTCCTGTCTGACCAGTGCCATTCTTTTGGCTTTACCTTCCTGTATCAGTTGCAGGCGAAGGCGTTCCGTCGTCTGCTGGGCGCGTACACGTGCGTCGGCCAGCTCAGAAGCATAATCCTTGCGATAACCGGTCTTATCGTCGGTCGTTTTACCGGATATCCCGGCATTGTCAAGTGTCTTCTTGGCTTCATCCGACAATGTCTTAAACAGATCCCTGTATGCTTTTTCCGTTTCTTCGGCAGCGCTTTTCTCTTCTTCCAAGGATTTTATGCGCTCGTTCTGTATTTCCTGAGATGACACAGGAGTAGAAGCCCGTGATGAATAATAAGTTCCGGATGATGTGCTGGCCATTGCGGCAAGAACCTTGTCCCAGAATGAAGGGCCGCTGTTCTTTTCCTTGTCAATTTTCATCTGGACTTCCTGACTTTTCACGGCTTCTTCGGATGCCTTTTTGAATGCGATTGCAGCCTGCGCACGCAAAGACATAGCCTGTATATATGCGTCGGTCCCCTGTCCAAGCAAATTTTCAGCCTCGGTAATATTGCTGATCGATACAGGGATCTTATCCAGTTCTTCGCGGTTTTCCCTGATAAATTGTTTCTTGGCAGAAAGATCTTCTCCAAGTTCATTCCACCGTTCTGACAAGGTACGGATACGGACGATCTGTTCTCCGAGATCTCCGCTGCTTTTGGAAAATTCCTCGGAAATTTTTTTCTGCGCGTCCGACAGAGACAGGGCAGCTTCCTTGCCCTTGAGTAGTTTTGAAGTCCATTCTGATAAATTTTTCCCGAAAACAATACCAAGTGAAATAGCTGTAATAAGACCAGTCTGCCAGCTGAATAAAGAAGCGGCCAATTGTTTCCAAACCGGCACACCTTTCTCTCCGGATGCAGCAAGAAGTTCGTTTTGCTTCCGCACATCAGATATTGCATCCGCCAGCATGGGAAGGTTGTTTGATATTGCCAGAATAAACATCTGAGGACCTAAGGCCAACGAAGGAAGCTCTCTGGCTACCTGTGCAAACTGGAGTTTAAGGTTATTGGTCTTGCGGGTAACTGCATCTGTATCGATATCCAGTGATGGAGGATTGGATGCCGTATCTTCCTGAGCTTTCTTCAGCTCTTCAAGTCCTTCTGTCAGGCCTCTTACCTGTCCTGTGAGAGCCTGTATATTGGCAGCTTCCTTGGTATAGCTCAGACCGGCTGACTTATTAGCTTCAAGCTGGTTTTTCTCAGCCGCTATTACCTGATTCAAAGCCGCAATCAGCTGTCTGGTCTGTGCTTCCACATCCTGCACATTATTGCTGACACTCTGAAGGCCGGCCTTGGTCAGGTCGCGCATAAATATTTCCAGTTCAATAGGTACTGCCATATCCGTTAATCCTTAATTGCGTAGTTGGTAAAATAGTCCAAAGGAGACATTCCTTTCTCTTCTTTCTCAGGATTTTTCTTCCTGCGTTTTTCCATCTCCTGAATCTGTTGGATTATATTCTTTTTTTCGGGGGGAACCCAATGAGGTATATCCTGCATCATCAGCTGAAGTGACACAACATTCACCCTGTTGAGTATGTAATGGATAGACCATCCTGTCTGCGTGGCTATCTGTCCTACAAGACCGTAAAGGCTATGGGAAGGTTCTGTATGTCCCTTCTTTAACTCCTCCTGTCGTTTTCGCTCTCTTTCCGGCTCGTCATCGGCTGCATCCTGTTCATTGCCGCCGCCGATGCGATAATATAATCGAAAGACCTTGTAGACATGCTGTCCATAATCCGTCTCCAGGCTGCGCACAGCTGATCGTCTGTCATGTATGATCTGAGTAACCAGGCCATCGGACGGTTCAGCATTTTGCCCAGGAAATACCCTCTGATTATTCCGTATGCTACCATTCGGCTGACATCCTTGCCATGAAGGTAGACAAAGCGGATACGCTGTTCCAGATTGTAGGAGTCAAGTTCCTGAGGACTTACACCTATTCTGTTGTATATGCGTCCCATTCTTATCTGGCTCTGGAGAGTCGGGGTAAACATCGTAATCCGGAAGGGTTTTTTCCGAAGGACAGTCTGAAGGGGAAGACTGATACCGTTATCTTCCAGTATCAGTCCTGCCAGCTGTTCAAGTTCGTGACTGTTCATCATTCTTCCGCGTCTGCTGTTGAGTCTGCCGTATCAGGTACCACCTCAGGCGGATAAATTCTCCAGCGGCGTTCCTGTCCGTCAGCCGGTTTCAGCATATCCACACGGATGCCGAATGCCAGTACAGACTGCATATTGATTCCGTTCTGCCAGCCGTTGCGGCTCAGACGGGAATTGAATACACGGAAACTGTGACCGCTATGCATCTTGATAGTCAGCACGCCGGTAGCCACAAAATTACCGGGAGGAGTATAAGATCCGTCATCCTCGGCTGTTCCTCCGAATATGTCAACAAGATTCTGTGCATTCAGTTTGATCAGGTTCATCGTGAAGGCATCGCTACCCGGATTGGTAAGGATAGAATCCACGGGACCGTCCGTCACCTGCGCAGCATAGATATCAAGAAACGACGGAGCATTACCTGCGGGCTGAAGACCGTTTTCGTCGATCCATCCAATGGTTTTTTCCATACCATCCGATGGTTTGAACTTGATTTCGGCAGCTCCGTAAAGAAGACCATTGCTTTTGTCCATAATCTATCTTTTTAATTTATGTTTAATAACAATAACTGTTGATATTCCCAATATTACAACTGTGGAAATTATCAGTTTCCACAGAACACCCTTCCAACCGGGTTGTGTGATATTCTTGCTTTCGCCGGTTTCGTCCCTGATCCGATGATCAGACATTTCGGATCTTGTAGTAACTTTCCTGTCAAGGCTGTCGGCTGTTGCCGTGACGTTCACGCCACCTTCTCCGTCGGATTGTATGTCAATACTCAGACCGTTGTTCCGGGCACTTATGCCGATTCCCTGAGACAAATTAACCAGGTCCTTCATCTGCCGGGCACTCACAGACAGCGTCGCCGTCCGCTTCGGGACCGGCTCGTAAGTTGTTTGCTCGGTTACGCTCACACGGAGGCTGTCCGAGCGGACGGTTACCGAGCTGGCCTTTCTGCTGGCGCAGGAAGATAATGACAGGGCAGCGGTCAGCATACTTGCAAGTATGTAATTTCTGTAATGCCGTTTCATGGTTGATGTTCCGTTCATTTTGTTTTCTAAGCTGTTTGCTGATTTCCAATACTGTGGCACTGAGGTCGTCGTACAACGTCTTATAAGTGCCCTCCGTCTCTTTGACCGCACGGACCTGATACACCTTCCTGTCACGCCACCAGGCTATGGCTGTAGCCAGCCATCCGGCAGGAAGCAACCAGTCCCACAGTGACTGCAATAAGGCTATATCCATTTTTTCTGCTGTTACAATAAATCCCATCCGGCGCGAATGTCGGCCATCTGTGCCGGTACTCCATTCTCAACTTCGCTGATCGCTGCCGCAAAAAGACACATCGTATCGCGGTCATCCACATTCGGGACAAACGTAGTCGGTACCTGCATCTTCTGACAGACAGCCGTAATGTATGCAGCTGTGTTGTTTTCATGCTTGGGTGCCCACCGTTTGATATAGTCGCTGATGGTATTGCATCCGTGTTTTTTGTGATAATTCTGCAACAGCTTGATCAGCGCACGGTAACCGTGCTGCATGTCTTCAAACTCCTCAAATTCCCGGTCTGTTTTCTTACCGGAAGGGATTTCTCCCTTCCAGTCAGTGGCATCAGAATTGCGTATATTGCCGGGATTACAGTTGCGGATCCCTCTAGGCTGGTTTTTCATAACTCCTCCTATTCTGCGGGTGTAGAAATCTGCACATACTTCTTCCCTGTCCACATCAGGACGGTTGAGTCGTTTGCCTTACAACTGATATCGGCAACAGTCTGCGCATTGGACGAATGCTCATTGTTGATGATCAGAATACTTCCCGGCTGGACTTCTGTCTTCACCGAATAGGTTCCGGCTGATGCATCACTTCCGAATGTCATTACCTGCGGGCTACAGTCGTGGGTGATGTTGGTTGAATCTACCGGATCGCGGTCAATAGCTACCGGGAACGGAATTCTTGTCACTTTATCGCCCTTCTCAGAATAAGGAGCGAAAAAATCATAACTACGATATGACTTGCTGTTAAGATAGCTCATAACTGATGGTTTTTAGGTTAATCATGTTTTTTAGTCACGATGGCACCCATATATTTGCCTGTAATAGGCAGTGCCAGACCTCTCATGTTGAATCCGATCACATCACCTCTGTACTTCGGATCGCGCAGTGAGTAGTACATATCAAAATTGCTCTTTGCAGCACCAACTGCTTCCTTGTAGAAGAAGGTAGAAGAGATGGCATCGGTACCCTGTACTGCTGCACCATAGTCAACACGTTCTCCGGAGGTGCCGTTATAGCGGGGAGTCATTGGGGTAATGTAAACCTTGAACGAGAACATGTTCTGGCCGCTGAAGAAACTCTTATACATTTCAAGATCCTGTTTGCGAAGATCGGCCGCGTGCCATGGATGCAAGAGCAGAATACGTCCTTCTGTCGGCATATCCAGCATGTTGCACTGTGTCTCCAGCTTCAGCAGTTCTTCATAGGTCATTGCATAATAAGTGTTGTTGACGGTGCTCTTATTGCCCGTACTGACAATATTGACCGGCGTAGTGTCCGAATTCTTTTTCGGAGACCAGTTGTAACCGGCCATTCTTGCAAATTTTTCCTGCAATGCGACACGGTGTCCGCGGATGACACTTTCTCTCTTACCGCTGGCTTCCTCAATTTCGATCGCATTGATATGTACGGTATTCTCTGTGTCAAACCGTTTCATCTCCAGTCTGTGCGGTATGTCTTCCCGTCGTGTGATAGGAATCGGCCACACTTCGTTATTGATGATCACTTCCGGATTGACTCCGGCTTCCTGAATATTCAGAAACCCGTTGTCGGTCCATACATCCAGATTACGTCCTTCACTGACAAATGATGTGTCCGGTATGAATTGCTCAACGATTTCGTCAAGCCAAATTTCCCTGTTTAATCCTGCCATGTTTAAATATCGTTTAAATGGTTATTACTTCTGTTTATTCCGGATCGTGTCCGTAAGCCTCGCGGAACTTCTGTGCATAAAGCTCCTTGTCTGCCTTCAGTTCCTTCAGACGGTCTGCCTTGAGGATATCCTGGAATGTCATGTCCCGGAGTTCTACTACATCGGCTTTTCCGCAGTCGATGTGAATCTGGGGTGTAATGCTCTGACGGCGGGCAATGGATGACAAACGCACATTGGCCAGTTCAAAGTTTGTTTTGAAATCCTGTAGCCATGCATCTTTTCCCGACGCAGAGATTCTTCCATCCTTGACAGCTTCATCCACCAGTGCGATAGCTCTGGACTCCTGCTCCTTGTTCTTTTCTTTTTTATAAGCTTCCAGTTCCTTGTTCAGTTCCTCATTTTTGGTCTTGAGGGTGGAAATGGTCGCCTGATTATCATCACGCAGTGCGATCAGTTTGCGCACTTCTTCTGCAATCGCCTGTTCACTGGCCGAATCGGACAGCTTCAGCATCTGTGTCAATACGCTCATACTTGTAATTGTTTTAGGTTTATTATATATGCCGTCCGTCAGCCGGATTACGGCGTTCTTGTCTGAGAGGTCAATGCGTTTGCCGGTATTCCTGTCATACATGGCAAGCGCATTATGGTTGGCTCCGATCGGACAGATGGATATCTCCCGCAGTGTCCACCGCGTAATTGTGGGACCGGTCTGTCCTTCCAGCTTCATCAGTTCGTCGTCCGTAGCTTCTTCCGGAGGCCATGCGCCTACGGATGTCATGCGCAGGAAGCCGCGTTCCACTTTTCCGGCTATTTCAGCAGCCTTCGGATCTTCTTCGTCGAAGACTATCTCAGCGACCAGTTTCCCGTTCTCTTTATATATGTTATCCGCGCGACCGATCGGAGCTTCCCAGTCATTGTGGTTGTACAGGACAACAGGGTTCTTCCTGAACTCTTCCAAGTTCGCCCCTTCGGTCAGCATACGGAAACCGTAAGTATTAACCGAGTCGTCGTGTACTGTGAATTTGTATGCTTTATTTTTCATCTGCTTTTATCTTTATGCTGCAAATATGGGCCTTAAAAATAAAATGTGCAAATTTTTATGTAGTGCTTACTATCTGAAACACAGATAGTTACAAGTAAAACGAAACGTCTGCAACAAGATTCGGAGAACGACGGAAAAATGAATAAATTTGTATTGTTAAATTATAAGATATGACAAAGACAGCAACTAAAGTAACATTGACCAACAGCCAGAAACGAGACTGGGCAAAACTGTTGTACATGAAGGAACATATCCCACTCCAGGAGATCGCCAAGAGAGTGGGTGTAAACCGGACTACCGTCGGAAGATGGGCAGAGAAAGAGAACTGGGAAATGCTGCGTGCTGCCGTTACCAGTACTAGGGAAGAGCAGATCCGTAACATGTATGTACAGATCGCTCAGATCAATGATGCGATCAGCAAGTCGGAGAAAAAATACGCGACTCCCGCACAGGCAGACACGATCAACAAGCTGTCGGCGGCCATCGCTAAGATGGAAGGTGACTTCGGCATCGCAGACATTATATCCGTTTCCAAGAGAATACTTACATGGATGCGCGGACGGGATCCGGAAAAAGCAATAGAAATGGCATCCGAGTTTGACGAATTCATTAAAACCCAACTTCGATAATGGCTAAGCAGAGACTGACAGGAAAGAACAAGCAGCTGATGGACGACTGGGAAGAATTTCTCAGACAGGTCCGCACACAGACTGCCGTGGATTTCACTCTGAATGACGACGAAAAAGACAAAAAGCTGAAAGAGCTTGAGTCTGATCCGATCGGATGGATGAAATTCATGTTTTACAAATTTGCCAAGTATGAATTTGCAGACTTCCAGAAGAAAGCCATCCGGCGCATTGTGAATCATTCCGACGGAAACTGGTACGAAGTATTGTCGTGGGCGCGTGAGCTTGCCAAGAGTACAATCGTGATGATGATCGTACTGTACCTGGTGCTTGTGAAGAAAAACAAGAGAGTCATCATCCTGGCATCCGCCACCAGCGACGCGGCCATCAAACTGCTGAACGTCTATCGCGTACAGTTTGAAGCCAACGAACGGCTGAGATACTTCTACGGGGACATGAGAGGCAGCAAATGGACGGAAGACTACTTCGTTCTCTCTGACCGTGCATCATTCATGGCTATGGGATGGGGACAGTCTCCGCGTGGCGTTAAGCTCGACGAAGTACGTCCGGATCTGATCCTGATGGACGACTACGATACCGATGAGGAATGCAGGAATATCGAAGTGCTGAACAACAAGTGGCGGTGGTTCGAGAACGCCCTGTTCTTCACGCGCTCCATCAGTGAAGCCCTTCTGACGATCTGGACGGGAAACATCATTGCCAAAGACTGCTGTGTGGTACGCGCGGGAACCAAGGCAAGAGAACTGGAAGACCGGCCAAAGCCACTAGGCCACTGGGATATCATCAACCTGCGTATGGTAGACATCAATCACCCGGATCCGCAGGCGGACTACCAGATGGGAAAATCCGTTTGGCCGGAAAAGAATTCCGAAGAAGCGGTCGATGAGGTTCTGGCACAGGTCAGCATGGCGGCAGGGCAGAAAGAATGTTTCAATAACCCAGTCATAGAAGGACATTACTTCGACGACATACGCTGGGGAGAATGTCCGCCGTTGGGAAAGCTGAAGTATATCGTCAGCTACGGGGATCCGGCATACAGCAACAAGGTCAGCAAGAAAGCTGCACAGAATTCCTTCAAGGCAAACATCCTGTGCGGACTGCATGAAGGAACACTGTACATCTATACCTGTTTCCTCCAGCATGTCACCAATGACGAATTCGTGAACTGGTACTATTACCTGCAAGACTATGTGAAGGAACGTTCGCAGCTCCGGTGTTTTATCGAAAACAACACCTTGCAGGATCCTTTCTATGAACAGGTATTCCGGCCCATCTTCCTGGCAAAGGGAAAAGAACGGGGATTCTATATCAACATCAGCCCGGACGAACGTAAAAAGCCGGAAAAGTTCTTCCGTATAGAAGGTAATCTGGAACCGCTGCACCGCGCAGGAAGACTTGTGTTCAACATCGCCGAAAGAAACAACCCGCACATGCTGCGCCTTCAGGAGCAGTTCCAGCTGTTTGACGACGGCCTTCCGTCTCCGGCAGACGGACCGGATGCCGTGGAAGGAGGCTATTACATGTGCCAGCAGCTTGCGGCACGTGTGGAAAAGACCAGCTGCTGGTCAGGAAAAAGAATCACAAACAAAAAAAGATATTGATTATGGCATACCTTACACCACAGGATATGTACACACATATCTATCAGGAAAACATGGAGACTATCAGCCGGGGCGACGAGGCTGTAATGCTTTCGGCCATCGATGCCGCCATTGAGGAAGCTTCCGGTTATCTGACCAAGTATGACACCCAAGCCATTTTCGCACAGGAAGGAAAAAACCGCAATGCGATACTTCTGCTGTTTGTCAAGGATATCGCGGCATGGCATTTCGTCAACCTGTGCAATGCCGGTGTGGATCTGGATCTCCGCGAAAAGCGCTACAACCGGGCAATCGAATGGCTGGAAAACAATCAGAACCGCAACAATCCCAATCTCCCGGCCAAAAAGGACGACAGCGGCACATGCTCCATTCCAGGAGTATGCAGGCAGTCATTTGATTACGGGAGCAATCCGAAACATGATTTACACTTTTAATTCCAAATTGTTATGGCAAAGAAAACATACCGGAAGAATCAGGCCGTCAAGCCTGATCCTACCAAAATAGACCAGACCGTCAAGACTCCCATATACAGCACCATCGTACTGACTCCGCCACGACGGGAAATCAACGATATCGGAAACTGGAAATCGGCACTCAGATCCGCCGACATGGGAATCCGTTATCCGCTGTACGATCTTTACACAAGCATCCTGATCGACGGCACCGTTACGGATGCAATCAACAAACGTATCGAAGCCATCACGGATGCAGACATCAATTTTACGACGGCAGACGGAAAGAATGTGGAAGAGATGGAAAAACTGATCAACTCACTGGAATTCGAGCGGCTGCTGGAGAGCATCATGTGGAGCCGGTTCTGGGGAGTGTCGGTCGATGAATTTACCTTCTTCCCGGAATTTGAGTTCAACTCCATTCCGAGAAAACATATCCGTCCGAAAGAGAAGATCATCGTAAGACATCAGACGGACGAATCGGGTATCAGTTACCGGGATGACGACATGGTGATCCAATGGGGACGTGACGACGATCTGGGACTGATCCTGAAAATAGCTCCTTACGTGATATACAAGCGAGGAGGATTCGGAGACTGGGCACAGTTTGTCGAACTGTTCGGAATGCCTATACGAATCGGTAAGTACAACAGCATGGACGACACCAGCCGCCGTCTGCTGATAGAGGCATTCGAGACTGCCGGATCCGCGCCATACCTGGTAGTACCTAAGGAAAGTGAGATTGAGACCACGATAATGAGCGGAACCACCAACGGAGCGCTGTACGACGATTTCCGGAAGGCGTGCAACGAAGAGATCCTGATCACCATCCTTGGCCAGACCATGACCACACAAAGCGGAGCATCACTCAGTCAGAGCCAGGTACATCTCGCCGTACAGGAGAAGAAACACCGCAGCGACCGCCGTTTCGTGATCCGCCAGCTGAACAAGTATTTTGTGCCGTTACTGGAGAAACGCGGATATCCGGTCAGCGGAGGACAATTCACATTTGTGGACAAGAAGGATGAAATCTCCATTACGGATCTGAAGACGCTGAGCGGCATTCTTCCGATTCCGAGAAAATGGGCGTACGAGAAGTATGGCATTCCCGAACCGCAGAATGACGAACCGATTCTGGAAGCCATCCAGCCGGAGCCGCAGGCTTCCGCCCCGTCCGCCCCGTCCGATCCTTCGCGAAAGACTCAGGAACCCGCAGAACCGAAAAAAGATCCCGACACTGACGATGATCCGCCGGTGAGAAATTCAGACAGTCTGTGGAAACGCATTGTGCGTTTTTTCGCAGAAGCCCCGACGGGAGCCGGGGCTGGCAGAGTCCGCATGAATGACAGTCTGGACGACCGGGTGATCCGGAGTGTGTATGAAGGTGAAGAGCTGTTTCTTCCGGAACTTTTCAGATACTTCTCAAAAGCCTTTATAAAAGGCATTGAAAAGGGGTTTAAAGAAAACGTAAAGAACATGGATATATCATTCAATGCTCCGGACAATATCTATATGACTTCGCTGGAGACTAACCTGTATCACTTCTCGGCTGGCAAGACACTGGCAGAGATACAGGCCCTGAACGAACTTCTGCGAGACAGCGAAGGTTATGCCGATTTCCGGAAGAAAGCTGCGGAGATCGTCAGTACATTTAACGACAACTGGCAGGAAGCCGAGTACAACACCGCAGTGCTGAGCGCGGAAAGCGCACGGAACTACCGGTATCTGATGAGTATCCGCAACATCTATCCGTACTGGCAGTACAGGACAATGGACGACGACCGGGTAAGACCGATGCACCGGATGCTGGATAACGTAATCCTGCCCTGTGACGATGAAAGATGGCTGAAGATATTCCCTCCCAACGGATGGAGATGCAGATGTACCGTCATCGCGCTGATGAGCTATGAAGTGAAAGGGGTTGACTTTGAAGAGATGCGAAGACGAGTTGACGCCTATCTGACAAGCGCCGAATGGAAGAAGAATGAAGCCCAGGGATGGGGAGTCAACCGCGCACTGGAAGGATATGTGTTTGCCGCAAACCAGATGTATATCCGCAAGTTCCCGCAGAATGCATCGTCTTACCTTGACAAGCTCAAGGCACCTGCATGGGGAGCTGATACCGCAGAAAGCATCATTAAAAAGCGCACACAACCGGCTCCATCATCCGAAGATGATCCGAAAGCTGTATGGCAGGAAGAAAGTGTGGAAGGAAGGATCATTGCAGAGGACTACCGCCAGCGTCCGGTCAGCATTGGCAATAAGGTCTACAAGGATGCCGTTGCAGGAAAACTGCTCTACTGGGATGCCGTGCAGGAATGTCTCCTGAATCCGGATGAGGTATGGCTGAACGGATACAGCGATACAAAATCGTATGACACGTACAACCTGATCAAATACTATTCGGACGGAGCCATTGTCGTAAGTTACCGGCAGACTGCGGAAGAAATGACTGTTACAGGAATTGCCAAACTCAGCGGAACATCGCGTCGGACGTATGACACATACCGGCGCGGGCTGCTGATAAAATCGATTAAAAATGAATGAACTTGACCGGATACAGGATATCATCCTGAACCAATTGCCTCAGGTAGTTGCCAATACTGCCGTAAGATACACAGAAAATGCTTTCCGAGTGAAGGCATTCGACGGCAAGCCATGGAAGAAATGGAGCCGGAACTATCGTCCCGGAAAAGGATCTTTGCTCGTGCAGAGCGGCAAGATGGCCAGAAGTGTACGTGCCCGGATCACACCTCGGAAAGTGACGATCCTGGCCGGAAACAAGCAGACTCCCTATGCGGAAGTACACAATAACGGATTTTCCGGAAGCGTAGTCGTAAGATCACATCAGCGCGTAAGGAAAGGTAAGGTGGAAAACGTAAGAAGCCATACAAGAAACATGAACATTCCGCAGCGCCAGTTTATCGGCCGCTGTAACGAGCTGGAAAAACAAATTCAAAAGAATACGGAACAACTATTTAAACAGTTATTACAATGAAAAGAGAATATCTGAATGAAGTGTTCGGCCTACTTGACAAGGTCAGCGACATTAAGTGGACCGATGCAGACGAAGGGCAGTTGGATTACTACACACAGGAACGCCCGCCTGTTGGATTTCCTTGCTGTCTGGTGGAACTCTCGATGCCGGACACTAAGATCCTGTCGTCGATGTCACCCGTACAGCGGAGCCAGCTGAGACTGACGCTGACAATCGCATTCCATGACTGTGCCAGCCTGAATACCAAAGCCCCCAAAATGGTGCGGGAAACGGCCATGAAGAGATATGATATCCTTGAAAAAATAAAGGCCGCTGTAAACGGCCAATGGTTTGAAGGATTCCAGCAGCCCTGGCTTCGCCGGAGCTGCATTCCGGTGAAGCGGGAGGACGGGCTGAAAGTGTTTGAAATGACATTCGAAGCGGCTGTCATCGACTAAAACCGCCACGTCGGAAACATCTTCTGAAGCTGCCGTGACGTAATGCGCTTCTTGCAGAGTTCCTTGTAGAATTCGGAATACTCAAGAAGCGCATTCTGAATTGTCCGTTCATCGACAAAGAACTCGTGATCGGCAAGGATAACCGTAACGTCGTCAGACCGGCGGCGCATGATCTCTTCCCAGTAATACTTACGAGCGACAAGCGCCCTGTTGCGCAAGGCTATGCGTTCGCTTCTTCCTTCAGCAATCCGTTTGATCGGCACTGTTGCCCGGCCTGTCAGTTCGGCCATGGTAAATGGAGCAGGGGTGAATAATCCAGTATTTTTTCCCATAATAAAAGTAAATGATTACTTTGCAAATGTATGAAATTATACCTTTATTTCATAAAAATATACCATAAAATACATATTATTTACCAATTTACGACTTCCTTTTGGCCTCTGATCCTAATTTTACATTGTCCGGACAAAACAATTCTATTATTAACCTAAAACAATTTGATTATGGCTATCAATTACAGTATCGCAAAAATGAAGAATCCGAACGACAAGGGCGCTCCCGAAAAATTCTATGCAAAGGCACAGGCATCGGGTACGGTTGATATCAACGAGCTGGCAGAGGAAATCTCTTATTCCACCACACTGACCGACGGAGACGTACTGAACGTGATCCGTGCGCTAGTGAAACAGATCAACAAGCATATTTCCAAGGGTGAAATTGTGAAACTGGAAAATCTGGGCAGCTTCCAGGCGCAAATCTCCAGCGATGGCGCAGAAGCTGAAGAAGAATTCAGCACCGCCAACATCCGGAAGGTGTCGCTTCAGTTCCGTCCCGGTATCGGCTTGCGCGGCCAGCTGAGTCTGGATAACCTGACTTTTCACAGTAAAGCCTCTGAAGGCTGCTTCGGGTGAAGAAGGAGATATGGGAGTCTGAAAATTACTGCCTGGTAAACGCCAATCTACCGGCAGGTAGTCAAAGATCTACCCTGCGGTAATGAGTAATTTACTGCGGGGTAGTTTTTTTGCTACTTTTTTTGTACCTTTAAACGTTCTTTAAAAACGATTATATGAATGCAATCTACCTGACTGACCTGGCTCAACAATACTTTCCTAAAAGCACTCCGAGAAGTGCCGTTTCCCAGCTCCGCCGCTGGATCAATCTGAATTCTGAATTACGCGAAAGGCTGTCTGACCTGCATTATAAGAAAGGTCAGCGGGCTTTAACTCCATTACAACATGCTGCTTTCATACAATACTTGGGAGAACCAGGAGAATAAACGAATCCCCGGCATCCGGTTGCAGGTGCCGGGGATTTCTGTTTAACTTATCTCAAGACAGGAACGAAGGTTCTGAAGAAGATATATTCATTTTTGATCTTCTGTCTTTACTTTGTTTTCGATGTATCTTACTGTTCTTTTTACTCCATCATCAAATCCTTTATTGTAGCCAGAAAGCTTTTCTCCGATATTATAAACAAGCAATCCAATAACAATAATCACTAAACCTAAAGCCCGATGCCAGTAAGGTAATGAAATATGAAATGGTTTGAACGTGATCTGCATATTAGCAATCAGTAAAAAGCTAGCAATAAAAATCATTATATAAAATACTGTTTTCATAGTCAGTCCTCCCAAAGTTCTTTATTATCGTATATATTTCCAATTACCTCAAAACAATTTTCAGTATCATAAATACCCAAATCCAAACTAACATCTTTAGGAGAAATAGATATAAGAATAAAAGAAGTAGTACGATTAGAATATAAAACTAGGAATATCTTTCCACTTAGATGTCTTAATATATCTCCCTCGTATATTTCTTTCCCGTTCTTGTCATTTCTCCCTGTAAACTGACCAACTGTATCAATATCAACATACAACCGACTTCCAAACGCATCAACATCATCACAATTTTCTCCCCATGTTTGTAGGTTAGTTTCTATCCATGCTCCTCCTGCATTATCTTTAACTAGGTCTCCAAATGCCCATTTGTTGTTATCCTTTCGCTTGGCTCTAAACTTTATTTCTCTTTTCATATATCATCCTCCTTACTTTTTCGAAGTTCCTTAATAAGAATATCGGCTTGTCCTACACTAACTTTTGCTGCAACTTCTAATAATATATTATTACGCATAAGTACAGCCACACATTCCTTTGCAATTTCATATCTGCGCTGTTCCCAATTAATGTATGGTGAATGGTCTATTATTTCTAATATGTTGTCATTAATTACATGCTGTGTACCTGCGTAATCATTTCCACCAGTGTACATTTTTTCATTATCTGGCATTATGCAATTATAACAGAAGCCATCGCAACTACACCAACCATTAGTTATCTCTACTACTGCTCCTGCTGTTAAAGTGTGAGTTTCATCAATATAATAATTATCTTTAAGTCTCGCTTTCATAGTCAGTCCTCCATTTTTACAAATATTACATCGGTCATATCTTCTCTAAATAATCTGTTACAAAATCCTAACCTTTCACTCATATTTTCTCTTATACAAATTAGATCTAGATCTATGCAAGATATGTTATTTTGGAAAAAGCAACCTACACATGGTCCTTTTGTGGCTTTTACACATTTCAGATGAAATGTTCCACAATGAAATGTTTCTCCAATTTTATGTTCTTTTTTTTGCATAATTACTTAACTTTAGATTTACATTCTAATATAATTTCACGTATAATTCCGTTTGTTGGTGATGTGATAGTATCTCTCATTGTTTTAGATATATCATTTCTCCAATACCCTGAATTAATTACAGAGCATATTCTTTTATATGCTTCATCAAACAGAGATTTATTGTGCTTATATCGTTTATCAGTTCTATCTTTGATTAAATTTTTCACTTCTGATAAATTTGTTGGTATTCTTAACGTTATCATAGTCACTACTCCATATTAGACAATAAATCCTCCACGTATGCCCATTTCTTTAAGCCGAACATTTCAATTATCTCCTTCCAATAAAAATTAAAAGGTCCTAAAATAATTGGAGAATATTTACTTCTCAAAGCAATAATCATTGCTCCTTTTTTCGGCTTTTCGCTAACATTATGCCAAACTGAATTAACACTCCATTTAGCACCGGCTTCAAAAGCTTTTTGTACGTCATATTGTTCCTTAACTGAAGAATACGTTAAACTATCTTCGTATTCTTCTGCTGCTTTCTCAATATCTTCTTTTTTCATAATTCATCAAATTGTTTTAAAAGTGCATCTATTTTACTATCCAAAGCATTCATATAGTTTTCAAAGAAATCATTACCTCCGTATAATTCTTTTTTTAATGATACATCATTGTGCATGCTATTATATGTAAAAATAAGTCCGCCACCATATCGTATCATTGAATTTTCAAGTGCTATCTTATGTGATTTAAGCTCTTCTATTTCTTTGTTGAGTTCTATTGCTTTTTCAAATTTATCTTTCTCCATAATTACTTCACTTATAAATCAATAATTTCAACACCCAGTTCTCGGTTTAATTCCCGCATCATGTCAGCGGTATCATTGTTCTCGACGTCAAAGCAGATACCCAGTAATTCCGGGTTCTGCTGTGATCGTTGCACCTTCAGATCGCAGGGGCGGTTCCACTTCACCCAGATGAACATAAACTGGCTGATCATGCTGTAATGAATCTTAGCCGCCACTCTGCGAGGTCTGAACAGATTAAGGTTCTGGTTCTGCATAGGGTTCTATGTTTTTAACAACCTGTCCACTCAACCAGATCCGTCCGCTGCCCTGACATTGCGGACACACTTTCTGCTGGGGATATTCCCGGCGCACATCTTTCTCTGCATACACGGTTACTGAGCCGGTTCCTCCGCACTGGCGGCAAAGGCATACACGGCGATGGATATAAGTCTTTTCTGTTTTCATCTTCTGTCTGCATCATTAAATTCAGGTTTCACATCGGGTTCTGCTTTGTAGGGATAAACGTCCATAATGGCGGTTTCGGCTACGGAAGCTATCACATAGTCCGCCAAAGTTCCTTTCATGCCTTCGTCCAGCTTCTTGATGGCATCACGCAGATCGGATGCCTGTACCAGCGCATTGAAAGGAGTACGCTTTTCTGCTCCGCTCTTCTCATCGAGAGTGACAAACCAAAGTTTGCACTTAAACCAGCGGTCGGCTGCTCCTTCTTCGGACGGGAACAGTTCATTGTAATTCGCTTTTGCAACTCCAGACACCTCGAACTCACCACTGATAAAAGGTGTCATTTCTTCAATAATGCGAGACTCTGCTTCGGTAAAGCTGAGCGCGTCCACCAGATAAAGTTCAGTTACTTTCTTATTCATTCCGTTTTCAAATGTCTTTTCGAAACGGATTTTACATGTAAACCAATTGTGCATCATATTTATTGTTTTTTAATTTCTTTAAAAATTACGTTTTGCTGATCACTTCTGATCTCGTCAAGACAGAACTGTTCCGCTGTGTAACAGTTAATGTTATTCTCACAATAATAGCAACCTTCACATGCCATATACTCGTTTTCTACTGGAGAAACCTTCAATAGATGTCCATCAACTTCAAATGTTTCGCCTAACGCTAATTCCATACTGACAAAATTTTATCGGTTAATACACTCCATTTGTTCCTCACCATCCTCCCGTCCATCCAGAATATCCAACCGAGAATATCAAGCAATGCTGCAAAAACCTGAAGCATATAGCCTATAATTATCAATGGACATACAATAAAGACAGACAGAAATAACATTATTATTTTCTTACGTTTATTCATTATTCTATGTAGTAACATGTTACAATAAAATTCTTCCTGATCACAAACAAGGTAAACTGATCGTAATCCAACCCAAGTAAGACACGTATTGAAGCTCTTCGTATGTGTCCGCTATACTTGATGCTGTTAATGTATCCATCCATGATCATTTTCAGGCGTTGGTATTCTTCGCGGGTAGCTTCCAGTTCTTTGTCTTGAGTAACACGACTAATATATTCGTGTAATTGTTTCATCCAGCGAGGCCACTTGTCGCGCCGGATGTTGGTTCTAAAGGTTAATTCAGCCATATCAATCAGGTTTATATCTATTCACAAGCCACCATTTTACTTTTTCTACCCTTTCAACCAGTAATTCAAATGGAAGCTTTAAAAAGTAAGCAAACATAGCCACAATTAACAATGGAATAATCAATATACAGTATACAGTCCATATTGCATACCATTTGCATTTAGACTTTCTTTTCATTTTTCCATCCATTAAGTTCATAAACCTTATCCCGTGCTTCCTCTTTGGATCGGCACTCCGCGACGGGAGTGCCTGTGCATGTGGACTGAGTGTATTCATTCCGATATACGATCCATAGATTTCCGCGGCGGGAGTAACTGTACTTAGGCCGTCTGGACTGCATCGCTTTCTTTCTTTGGTTCGACATAGAAAGATTCGTCCTGTACCACCTCTACGCCAATGTTGGCAAACTGTTCTGCAACTTCCGGAACATCACGGTCAGCCAGCAGTTTGTCCTTGGCCAGTTCCTCCGTGGTGCGTATGTATTGCGGAAGGAACTCTTTGCAAAGGTTTGTCACCGCGGCCCAGGTAAAGCCCTTCCGGTTCTTCAGCTTCGGGTTACCGGTGCGGAATCCGATGATACCATGTGCTGATTCCAGACTCTTTTTCTTGCTGAACAGCGCGTCCTTGTTCTCCGTTGCAAAGGTCTGCATCACTTCGAATGTACGATCCTTGGTTTCGTTCAGTTCGGCCAGCTGATCGGCGTACTTCTCGCGGATCTTAGTCATCTCCTGGTCCATCTTCGCAGTGAGTGACTGGGCCTTTGCATCGGCCATCGCAAATTCGGCAAATGCCTGTTCGTACTGTTCTCTTGTTACTCCGCTTACTACTGTCTTTTTTGTTCTTTTTGTTGCCATAATCAATAGGTTTTAAAAGTTATTTGAATTCGGTATAATAAAGCAGGACAGACTGGCTGATCCTGAATTGTTTCATGTAATGCTGGCGTATCTCCTGAAGGCTGTCCGTATCATGCATACACCGTATTGTGATATGTCTTCCGCATATTTTTATCACAGCTCTCCAGACGCGGTATCTTTTTCTACTCATCGTTCATATCCTCCATTTCAGACAGGTCGTATTCCATTTTCATTGCTTCATCAGCCTGCTGGCCACAGAAATTTTCCACTTCCCGAAAAATGTAGACCTGATCGGTGAATGCATACTTCATGGCTTTACCCATGATGTAATTTTTAATTTCTTCAATTGTCTGTTCCATAATCTGTGATTTAAAAGCATCGGCTTCTGATCCGGTGCCAGGTTAATTTTCTTTTTGCCGGCCCTTTAACGGGCTTCTTGGATTTATTCATCAGTCTTTGCTGGTATCTCTGTTCCTGCCTGTCTGTTTCAATCAGTTTTTCGATATCTTCCTTCCTACATGCTGATATATCTTCTAAACAGGCGTACACTTCATAATACAATTGCATCAAGCCTCCTTTCCTTCCATCGCCTTGAGCTGGCGCAGTGTCTGATTGAGTTCTGCATAACTTTGACGCGATACAGGCTTTTTACAGGCTCCATACTGCCGAAGCCACATATTCAGCTTCGCTATGTTCATTTCCCTTTCCTGAGGATCCTTACTGTCGTAGGCTGCATTCAGGCCCGATATCCTGCAACTGGTCTGGTAAATCCGGCATACCAGTCTGTACTTCCGCTGCTCTTCTGGCTTCTGTTTGCCTTCAGGATCAATCATCCGGCTGATCATCTGCCGGGCTTCTTCTCTGGTAAGTCCGGCTGAAGAAGAGGTGCGTCCGTTGCTGAAGCTGAGTACCATTTCCCGGTAGGTGTCATCATCCAGCCGGAGCTGTCTTTTCAACCGGTGAATGATCTGTTTCTGTGAGTTAGTCGCTTGTTTCTCCATCTTCTGAATTATTATGTTGTAACCAATATTTTTCTTCTCCTTCATCCCATACGGTATAATGTCCGACCGGGCCTCCTTTTCCGCGTCCTATGTATTTGGCCCGAAAGCCTTCCACCTGGATGCGGACGAAACTGTCACGTTTTACAGAATAAGCCGCTTTTCCTTCCACTTCCTTGCCGTCAACGTGAGACACGTAAACGAATATCTTGCTTCGGAACTTCTTGCGTAATGCGATGATGCCTTCTGCCGTAGCATCGTACTGGTTGACAAAATACTGCAACGAGTCAATGATTATCACATCCGGGCTTCTCTGTTTCCCCAGCATATCCTCAAGGTCAGGCAGCGTCATTGCATCCGTGAAAACTATCTTCTGGACTTTGCTTCTGATTCCTGAGTCATGCAGGTCTTTCTGAAAATCCGCACAGAATCCCATTTCGAGCGATGCCAGAAGCACCTTGTATCCTATCCGGTCGAATTCCTTTGCCAACTGAAGAACAAACCTTGTCTTTCCCTGACCGGCCTTTCCGTAGACAATCCAGTTACCGGTTTTCTCGCGGTTCCCGAATGCCTGGTAGAAATCTTCTGAAAAAGGAATGTAGCTATATCTTCTGTCTTCGATGTTGGCTATACTGATCGCCTTCATAACTTGCCTTCCATGAATTCCTGACGGATAACGACATCATCAATCATGCTGGACAGCTCTCGCAGATCGTCGGCAAACCAGAATGTGCGGGGATCTTCGGGCTTGGGCTGCTTCTTGGATTTCGGAAGCTTTCCCCAGATCATTTCGGCTGTCTCCGTGTCCTGAATGCCATTTGCCAAACAGATGGATATCACATCTTTCTTCGTAGCACCGAACAGGGAAATGTAATTGCGGCCGAAACGTCCGTCTATTTCGTCATATCCTTCCACACGTCCGACATATCTCTTGATGTTTCTCTCCAGTGTCTCCGTTCCGGCCACCAGGCATCCCATACGTCCCAATGTGTCGTCATACAGGGGGATCAGGCAGTTCATTGCCGAGTGGGTAAGCTTTCCGGCATCGTCAATCAGCAGGATCGGCTTCTTGTCTGCCATACGGTTCATGTGTGACGCGCAGATGTCAAGCAGATCATCGTTGTCCATGTAGCGGTTCACTTTCTCACCCATAGCCGTTGCCAGACGAGTCAGGAACTTGTGGCTTGACCACTTGCGGCATTTGATATAGATAACTGAAGAATCTCCGCACACGTTGTACAGGTCGATCATGCTCTGAGTCTTGCCTGATCCGGAACGGCTGCTGATGCAGTACCATTTGCTTTTGCTCCGCGCGGCCAGAAACGCCGTCTTGACCTGTTTGTAACTGGTCACCGTGTCAACTACATTCCGCGAATTTTCGAAGAAATAAAGACCGGAAGCAATCTTCTCTGCAATTGTATCGTCATTGGCTGCATACTTTCCGGCACGGAACTGGCTCATAGCCGTATCGGAAACAGCACATCTTCTTGCAAGTTCAGCAGCCGAGCTGCCACGTGAAATAAGGTTGTCAATATACGTTCTTAATGCTTTTTTGTCCATATCATTCGTATTTTAAAAGGTTTTTAAATCATCTTGAAAATCTCATATCTGTTGACTCCCATTCGAAGTCTTCGTCATCATCAATTATCGGTCTTGGCAGTTCTTTCGGTTCTTCTATAATCTCTGCGTCCTGTATCGCGTCCCTGGCTTCCGACCGCCGGTCCTTGTGCTGGCCGCGGCTGTCAACGATCAGTGCCCGGTCAAGCAGGTTGTTGCTCTTCAGCTGAGGATACCGGCTCATCATGCCCTGAAGGACATCGTCGTAACGCGACTGGGTATCGATGTATCTCTGTTCAAGATCCCTGTTATACTGCTGTACCTTGGCACGGTGTTCGAAGTGTTCTTTCTTCTGGTCACATAAGGCCATCGGTATTTTAATCTCGCGCTGCATCAGGAATTTCAAGTCTCCAAGTTCCTTCTTCACCCGATGCGACGGCGTTGACTCAGCATTGCATATCAGCACCTGCTGCATATCGTCGGGATCGTAATGCACCACCCAGTCTTCGTTATAGTGGTTCCGTAGATTCATGTCAAATGTTTCAAAGAACAGCCGTTCGCCAAGCATCTCAAGTACAAGTCCCTGTCCGGTCAGATGGTTGGTCCGTCCTGTCGTTTCTCCCATCAGGAACAGATAATCTTCATCGCTGAATGCCACCTTCCGTTCTTCAGGTGTGTTCTCCCAGGCTTTCATCAGATCCGGAAGTTTCTTTTCACGGTCTTTCTGCATGATCCGATTAATCTGCTCGATCACTCCTTCTTCGTCGGGGATCAGATGTCTGTTCTGGTTGAGAATCTCCAGATTCGGCTGCGAATCGCGTTTTGCATTGATGTTGACACCGCTCCAGTTCAGTTCCATCTGACAGTACGTCTTATTCAGATAGTTGAAGAATGGCTCAATAATCTTACTCTTCGCGTTACCCAGTGCTGCCGGTATGTATATCTTGGTCATTCCTTCGTAAAAGGGAACCATTAATTTTTTCTGATAGTTGTCGCTCTGCAACTGCATCGGTATATACTTCCGTCCGAATATCTCCTTGGTGTGCTTGACTGCATTGCGAAGCGCATTGCGGATCAGGGCGGGCGACTCGTGGTCTCCGATGGCATATCCGATCGGGTATTTCGCCGATGCATCCAGTACGACTACCATACATTTACGATTCGTGTATGTGGTGATCTTTGTCCGCTTGATCTCTCCGTCAACCACCTTTTCCCGGATATCCTGCTTGCGGTATACCAGCTCAACATCCCATCCGTCGAGTGTCCAGTACGTCATTGCAGTATTGGGAGCCTCGCGTTTGATCTGCATTTCATACTTATTACGGAATGCAGAAGCGCCGCGCCGATGGCCGATCGTGGTTGATTCCATCGACTTGCGGTAAGAATCAACGGTGACAGGGCTTTTGATGATCGGCATACCCAGTAATGATGCCACCTTGTTGTACTGTTCCATGATCTGTACGTTGTTCAGATTCATGTGCTGGCTAAGCAGCTTATGCATAACAGCCTCGGTTTCTTCATTCTTCACCTTGGAAGCGGATGTATTGCCATGGTTCTTGTTGATCAGAGCAACAAAACCTTCCAGTTCGTACTGGTCAGCCTTTCTCTTGAGTGTTTTCCCTGTCTTGGGGAGTTTGTGCGGATATCGCTGCTCCCCGCGGCTGTTTTTCACCTCCAGCAGATCGTTTACAAGGTTACTGAGCGCATCCCATACATTGAATCGCGTACATCCGTCTCCTACGCTGTTTCTCTTCTCATGGTAGAGACGCAAAACTGCATCAAGAATACGCGCCTGCATGGTGTACAGCTCAATACGTTCTACTTTCAGACCTTTGCCTTCTTCGTCGCGATACGATGAATAGAAGGTGTATGCAGCTTCATTGTAGGTAAGTTCCTTCTCCAGAACGCTCTTCTTGACACGGTCAACATCTTCGTGAGGATCTCCGTATGCAGATATGTACTGAACCTTTACACTCTCTTCCAATGTGTCAAAATATACCAAGGCCGGTTGTCCACCTCCACGACGGGCAACAATAATATGCCCGCGCTTCACCTTCGAATAGTATGTCCCTTCCGGCAGAAAACCTTTCTCAGATCCAATACCCGTGCGGGAATTGACTGAGATCAGTTCGCTAGCGTAAACGCATACTTGATTATTGAATATTACAGCCATGATATTTTAATTTTAGTTGTGCAGCTTCGGGACTCGAACCCGACGGGAAGCCAATAAACCATATTAACCCAATAGAAATGTCATATCTTCCAGCTGCTCCATGTTATACTCTGCTTTCCTTGTCCAGTCTAACAGTTAATGGTATAAGGGAAATGCAAATCAGAATTGTAATCACCAGGTTGGCCGTTCCTTCAAGCCAACAATTCAGAATGACTGCTGCCAGCAGTACAAGCAGCCAGTGCAAAGTATCAATCTTCTTCATGTTCCTGTTCTTTTGGTTCTTCTTCGTGTTCCATTCCCTGACGGAGAGTTTTCGCACCAATCAGAGATCCTCCCATCTCAAGAGCAGCCTTACGGACCATGTTTGCCACTTTGCTTTTTGTGCGGAATTTCAATGCATCTCGGACTGTTACTTCACTTACGCCAAACTTCTTGGCCAATTCACGGCGAGCGCCGTATTTCATTAAGATTTCTGCCATATTATTTTCGTTTTTAAGTATTGATATTATTGTTTCTCATTTATTTGTCTTCCCGTAGCTTGATCTAACGGCTATTTCCTTTGTTTCTTTCATAATACAAGTGTTTATAAGTTTTTTTTGTATCTTTGCAGCGCCTTTCGGTTTTGTAAGGCACCACAAATGTATAGACAATTGTCTAATTAAGCAAATATTTTATCGACTTTTTTCTATAAAAAATGAAGGCTATTGAACGACTTTATCAGTATTTAGAATTTAAGGAATTGAAACCCACATATTTAGAGAAAGAAATAGGTCTTTCTAATGGATATATTGGAGTTCAAAAAAAGAGAAATGCCGATATGGGAGAAGGAATTCTCCTTAAAATATTAGACTATTGTCGAGATATGGATCCTGTTTGGCTTTTGACTGGTAAAGGTGATATGCTTATTAAAAACGAAAATAACATTGTACCAACATGTAATATCAACCATAAAGGATCACCTTATTACAATGTAGATTTTATCGGAGGTTTTGACGTTATTGTAAATGATCAGACTATTAACCCGGATTTTTATATTAATTATCCACCTTATAATAAAGAAGGAGTTATCTGGTGTAACCTTACTGGTCACTCCATGGAGCCGGAGATCAGCAACGGCGACATTATAGCACTGCGTGAAGTAACAACACCTATCCAATATTTGCCTGCTGGAGAAATATACGGTATTGTCACAGAAGAATACCGAACCGTTAAAAGAGTACGATTAAGTCAAAAGAAAGGTTATATCCGGCTGATTCCGTCTAACAAAAGTGACGAATATTGTGAGCAAGAGATACCAATCAACATGATTATCCGTGTGTATGCTGTTCTGGGCAGCCTAAGAAAGTTCTTTTAA